ACAAAAACAACGCAACACGCAATTCAGAATTCAACACTATGCATCGTCCAGTCGGCGGAATCGCCAATATCGCCACCCTAGACATGGTAGCGGCCACGCTGGAACGGTTGAACGGTCGTCGTGCTGGCGTGCCTGGGATCGGCGTGCTATACGGCCCATCGGGTTGGGGCAAAACGTTCTCGACAAATGCACTTGCCAACGAGAGCCGCGCCTACTACGTGCAAATGCTGTCCGCTTGGCGCAGCAAGGACTTGCTGGAAAAAATTCTGTCTGAAATGGGCATCGCGCACGGCAAAGCGACCGTATCCAAGTTGCTCGACATGGTGACGCAACAGTTGTCCGCGTCGCGCCGCACTCTGATTATCGATGAGTTCGACCACGCGACCAAAAATGACAAGCTGGTTGAATTGACCCGCGACATCTACGAAGGCTCGCAGGGGTCGCTGCTGCTGGTCGGCGAAGAACTGTTGCCGCGAAAATTGGAACATTGGGAACGTTTTCACTCCCGCGTGTCCACTTGGGCACCCGCGCAAAAAGTTTCGATGGAAGACACCATCAAGCTGGCCCCGATCTATTGCCCTGGTGTTGCCATTGACACGGATGCGTTAAACAGGCTTGTGGTTTCTTCCAAGGGCAGCGTGCGTCGCGTGGTCAATTACTTGACCGTGATTCACGAGCATTGCCAGACTTACGCAATTGATGAAGTCACCGGGGCCGCACTGGCGAGCATTGCATTACCGAGTGACCGAGCGCCGGAGCGGAGGGTTTAAGCATGCCACGCAAGCCTATTCATATGGAAATGACCGGCGGCAAGACACCGCGTCAACGCGCATGGGAAGCGATCCGCCAGCGACGCGACGGCTTTGTCCCTGACGAGATCGTAGAGCATGGTGACGTTACCAAGGACGTCGTGCGCGACTTCCTGCAAGTCCTGGAGGTGGGAGGATACATCGAGGTTGTGTCTGAAGAGAAGATCAACACCCTATGCGTTAAACGTACCTACCGCCTGATCCGTGACAACGGGGCGGAAGCACCACGCCTGACCAAGACCGGCGAAGAAGTCACGCAGGGCGGTGGCAATGAGGCGATGTGGGGAACGTTGCGTCGTATGTTCAAAATGGAATCTGTGGATTATCGGCAGCTTGCCGCGTTCGCAGGAACACAGCGCAATCCAATATCGGAACAGAGCGCCAAGACATACATGCTGGCCCTGGCATCTGCTGGATACCTGCAATGCGTGCAACCTGCGGTGAAGGGTCGCAAGGCGCTTCCAGCGCGCTACCGCCTGAATCATGCAATGGATACCGGACGCAGAGCGCCAATGATCCAACGCACCAAAACCGTGTTTGACCCGAATCTGAATATGATCGTATGGCAAGAGAAAATGGAGTTGGACGATGATCAATAAGCAGTCTGACACCAGTGCGGACAGCCAGATCGAACGCCAGCCCTACATGGAAACGGCATGGTTTGCTGGACTGATGGACGAAGTCCGTCGCTCCAGTAAAACAGCCGTGGCGCGAAAGTTGGGCTTCGACCGTGCGAGCATTTCCCAAATCTGCAATGGCTGCGGCCCATACGGTAACGGGAAAGCCAGTACCAAAAATATCGAGTTGGCTTATCGTCGCGTCTATGAGCAGTTGACATGCCCGCATACCAATGGACAAGTCGGCATCGATCATTGCCGCAGCACGGCATTGCGCGCTGCGCCGACACACAATCCGCGTCAAATGCAGCAATGGCAGGCTTGCCAGCTTTGCCCGTTCAAGCCTGACGCGGAAATGCCAAGGGCAGACGTGATCGCGGTTCGATCCACCAAGCGGGCTAGGGCAACAAGCAAACAGCCAGGCGACGCGCCGAAGGAAAAATCGCAGCAAGCAGGCATCATCGACACGGTCACGTTGCCGCTGCCAGAAGTCGGCGCACCGCAGATAGCACAGGAGTATGTATGAGAAACCAAACAACGCAAGGAAATATCGCAACGATCATGCCAAGTATCCGCGTATTTACAGCAGTGCAAACACAACGCATCGGCTTGCAAAACAGCGTCTTGCGACTGTTGCGCGAACTCGGTTGCAAAGTGTTGGAAGCGAAACTGGATAGTCAATTGTCGATTCGTATCGATGGCGCAACGGCGGCAAATCTGCGCGCCCCAAAAGGCGGCACATCAACGCGCCGCCTGGGTAATGGTGAAGCCGTGGTCAGCATCGATATCGACGGCTGTTGCGTGTCCTGGAAGGAGATGCAGCAATGAAAAAAATGACTGACGCAATTGCCAGAACTTTGCGCAACCCGGACGAAATCAACGACATCAAGACGCTGAAAGTCGAATTGCGTCAAGCCAACGGGCGCATCATGGATTTGTCGTTGCGGCTGCATAGCATCGTCAACGTGGCGCATAACCAGCAATTGAGTTTCGGCCAGATCATCGATGCACACGACAGAAATGATTATGAAATGGTTCGTTCGATCCTGGAAAGCATGTCGGCCCGCCGCATCGTTTTCGCTGCATCGTTAAAAAAAGACAAACCGCATTGAAAGGAATTTGAAACCATGTCGCACTTGCCCACGTTCGATTGCCCTGTCTGCCGTAACGCGCTGACCTGGGATGTCGTATTTGCGCACCAGGGCGTGCGTGATGCCATGCTCGCCCTGGTCAATGCCCATAGCGAGGGACGCAAGTTGCTGCGCCCGCTGCTTTCCTACGTGACCTTGTTCGCCCCGGCCAAGACAGCGTTGCGCTATGAACGCGTCGCCAGCCTGTCCAATGAACTGGTGGAAATGATCCGGCCCGCAACAATTGAGCGCGCAGGCCGTACCTGGGCGGCACCAGTGGACTATTGGCGTCAAGGGATGGAGGAAGTCGTCAACCGCGCCCACGGCACCAGCGGATTGCGCTTGCCGCTAACGTCGCACGGTTATTTGCTTGAAGTGGTCATGGGCTACGCCAACAAGAGCGAGGCCGCCGCAGAAACTGTCACCGAAAAACAGCGCGCCGGTCATGCAGGGCTTGGATCGCTGCCGGGTCGTCCCGTCACAGCACAGCACGGCGGGCCGGTAAAGCTGGATGCGACGTTGCCCAAGCGCGAAATGCCACACCACATCAGAGAACAGTTGAACCAACTAACAAACAGAAAGGCGACGGAATGAATCCGACCACGCAACACATTATCCCCACTGGCTACTTGCAGGACGCGCAAGGCCGCCTTGTGCCGCAAAGCATCGTTAAACCTATCGACCTTGCCCGCGACACGCTGACACAAGAACTCATCGCGGCGGCCAAGACGATGAGCGAACAACTCGCACAATTCAAGCTGCGCGTGTTTGGCGATGTCGCGGCTTTCGTTCAACTGTCGGCGGAGCAGTACGGCGCAAACCTGGGCGGAAAGAAAGGCAACGTCACACTGGTGAGCTATGACGGTCGTTACAAAGTGCAGGTCGCTACCGCCGACAACATCACGTTTGACGAACGCTTGCAAGCGGCCAAGTCACTGATTGACGACTGCATCAACGAATGGAGCCAGGGTAGCAGCCCCGAAATCAAAGTCCTAGTACAGCAAGCGTTTCAGACTGATCGGGAGGGTAATCTCAATACAGGCCGCATTCTCGGATTGCGCCGCCTGGAAATCAAGGATGAACGCTGGCAACGCGCCATGACTGCGATAGGTGAGTCTGTACAGGTAGTCGGCAGCAAGCAGTATGTGCGCTTCTACCAGCGAGTCGGGGATACGGAGCAATACGCGCCGATCAGCCTAGACTTTGCGGCGGTCTGACATGGCGACAAGATCACCAAAGAAGGTTTCGACATGTTGCGTGACTATCGGCTATCAAGACTTCCTATTGCCAGCAGATAAGGGATTGCGCGTTGTAGAGTTGTTAAAAGACGCGGTGCCATGTCAGAAGCGATTTTTCGATAGCCAGTTGTATTTTATCCGCGAGCAAATGCTGGAGCTAGGCGTAACGATAGTAAGCAACACGCAGATACGCGATGGAGCAAGTCAAGAATCCATGGCAGCCGCAGCACCAACATTGCAGCACAACGATTAACAACCGCGCCGGTCGGTCACCGGCAATCATTTAACGGAGTAAACATGAGCATCACAAAAGCAGAATTGATCCAACACCTGTCCACCGAAGCCGAAGTCACCAAGGCGCAAGCGGAAAGCGTTTTGAACGCCTTGGTAACGACTATCCACGATACCTTGCGTGCAGGCGATGAATTGAGTATTGCCGACCTGGGCAAGTTCAGCGTTGCCGACAAGGCAGCGCGCACTGGCCGCAATCCGGCGACCGGCGAAGCAATCAAGATCGCCGCGAAGAAGTCGCCGAAGTTCAGCGCGGCCAAGGCGTTGAAGGATGCGACCAACGCGCCACCGGCCAAGAAGGGTAGCAAGAAGAAGTAAAGCGAAATCGGGCAGCGATTGTCTGCCCGATCTGCCTGGCGTGGTGGCCTGGCACTGATGAGCAGCCGTACCAATCGACAAGAGGAATAATGCAACGCATGAAACCGCAGGACGCAGAAGCAATCCGCAAGCGCGAACTTGCAAAAATCCATGTCGCCAAGAAAACCTTGGCGCTGGCTGATGACGAATATCGTAGCATCATGCTTGCCGTCACCGGCAAGACCAGCGCGGCAGAATTGGATAGTTGCGGTCGCGAAAAGCTGCTTGCCCATTTTCGAAAAATCGGTTTCAAGGCCAAGGCTAAAACTGTCGATCGCTCGCGCCCGAATGTTGGCGAAGATCGTCAACCACGCATGCGCAAGATTGAAGCGCAATTGACCAGTGCAGGCTATCCCTGGAGCTATGCCGATACGCTTGCAAAGAAGCTTTGCAAGAAAGATTCAATCAACTTTTGCGACGGTGCCGACCTGTCCAAGATCATCAGCGCCTTGGCGCTCGATGCAAAGCGTCGCGCCGCAAAAGCAAGCGAGAGCGTCTAACTATGAAGCTGCCGTCGATGGCCGTCCTATTGTTGCGCTTGATCGGCCCAAGTGCCGCGCTGCGCATGATGGAGCCTGCGAACTTCGGCGGCAAAAGCTACCTTGTACCAAAGGGCGAAATCGGGCGCGGTGAACAAGCATTCGCTGCGCTGGCGGAAGTCGTCGGCAACGACAACGCGAAACTGATATCCAAGCACTTCGGCGGTGAAAACATCTATGTTCCGTTGTTGAGTAACTTCCACCTGGCCGAACGCAATCGCGCAATCGTCAATGCCTACGCAAGCGGTAACAAATCGGTGTGGGAACTCGCCTCAGAAAACAAAATGAGCGACCGCCGCGT